TCCATGTCCATGGCTTCATTGATACCAATGTTGTCCATGATTTCAGGATTGCCATGGGTGTTGATGCTATGACGCATCTGTGCCAGTGTTGGGGTATTCATAGGTTTTCCTTGTACGTCGCCGCCTCCTGCATAGAGGTCAGGCAATTGAATCGGTGGGCGTTTAACTGTCTTGATCTGTCCTGAGCCATAGATGTCTTCATCTTCAGGGCGAACCATGTTTCCAGTCATTGCCATTTCTTTACGCAATGCATCAATGTACTCCTCATGACTACGACGAGGGAATGGTTCACGCAGTTCAGCTCGTGGGTGGACTTGTACCAAAGATTTATTTACGCCTTTGGATGCGAGAGCTCGGCTACGGTGACGGCCTTCATGCCCACTGATGTGGGGCGTGATAGGCAATCCTTGCTCCTGCTTGTTTAATTGCAGGAATGGCACGTCAGAGAATCCACCCTTAAGCTTTGCCAAGTGCTTGATGTACTGGTCATAGTCCATAGGCTGATTGACACGCATCTTAGAATGCTTCTTACTGAATGCATTAAACACGTCCATTTTTTGCACATCGCTCAATTCGTGCCATTGTTCATTGGTCAGACCTGATGCCATAAATGCTTCACGCATAGTAGGATTACGAGCGTTATCTCTAAAATAAGCTTTGTCATTAGCCAAACTCATGGGAAGTGGCATGGCGTACTTCTCAAAGTCTTTGGGATTAATGGTAGCTACAGCTCTAGCGTTGTCACCACTAAACGCACTCTTTAGGGCATCAGTGTGATACATCTTCTCAAGGTTGGGTATCTCATCAGCGGCACGCTCTAGACGTTTTGCCCCATGGGTGCCTTCACGCTGGAGGATGTATTCACGCATCTCTTTTAGGTCTGCGGTGCCGCCTTTAGCCATTCTTTGCTTACCGTTGTCCTTGAGCCATTGCTCATAGGTCGGTTGGTTAGGTGTGTGCGTCCGATCGTACTTGTCCCGGTATTCTTTACTCAGTGCTTCGTTGTGCGTGGCTTTACGCTTGAAGTCTTCGATCTGAGCACGAATGTGTGGGGGTAACTTGTCGGGCACGATAGTATCCAATTTGAGTAATAGTGTAATTATGCTATGGGAGGGCAATTAGGGCAACGCCCATCACCTTGGCACACTCCGAGACTCTCGCAACTCCGCTTGCTCTTTTCTCCACTTGATCCATTCTCTGAGTTGTTGGACGGCGAGTTGTTCCCAAATTTCGGTGTTGGTTTGGACGCTGATCTCGAAGCTATTGTTTCTGACAGTACATCGAACCCCATCGAGATAGAGCGTTCGCTCGTACGTCTCGTGGTCTTTTTTGTAGTACATGTAGTCATCACTCATCTTCATCCTTTCCTAGGGTTTTCCCTTACTAATTTAATTAGTATTGCTATGCTGAATAAGGGTTCTCTCTACCACGACTATTGTAGATCTCTGCATCAGAAATGTCCTCTTGTTCAATCTCTTCTCTTGGTGGTGCATCGATACTGATCCACCCGGCATCACGCAGATAGCGGAGCCCTTGGCTGATGCAGTCGACGAACTCGTCATGAGCTGTGCCTTCAGGGAAGGAGCAGATCTGACTGACCATGCCCTCGGCCCAGTCTCTTACAAATCCCCTGCGTACTGATGACTCAGGCACCCACACTCGGCCTGCTTTGATGATGTTCGCCACGATCGATAGCCGCTGGACTTTGTCAGCTCTGCCGGGGTTATATGCATGGACTGGCAGATGGGCACGTTGCAAGTCTTGTATAAGACTGATGCCTGCTGACTTGTCCTCAACTAGTACGATGTCAACCAGCTTACGGTCTCGGCCCTCACCATAGACGACCTCGAACTCTTCCAGCACCTTGGGTCGAAGGTCAGGGTATTGAAGGTGTTCCTGCCAGCAATCAAGGATTAGTACTGACATGCCGCCATCCAATGGTTTGAATACCGCCATGGTGATCGAGCCTGTCGGATCGTTGTAGGTCTTATCGGATGTCGCACAGTCGTATGACTGGATGACGTACTCGAACTTGGGAAATTTCTTACCATCAGGCCATAGTCGGAACCATTCACGCTTGACGATGCCTCCCTCTTCAGGGTCGATGATCTCTGCGTGGATCTCTTGGCGGCCTAGGTTCGTGCCCTCGTACTGGAGGATCTGTTTCTGAAAGGATGGGGCGAGGTTCTTGATGTTGACGTAGGTTGATGCCTTGGTCACTGTTACGTCGTCACCTTCTCGGTGGAGCAGATCCATGATCAATGGTTTTGGTTTGGGCGTGGTAGAGCACAGTATCTTGGTGCCACGCTTACCGATCAGACGTACAGAGAACTGGATCATGTCCCACGTCTCTTGCAAATAGTCCCATGCGGCGAGCTCATCTAGCCACGCTCCATGGTACTGACCACCACGATGACGCTCAGGCTCTGACGCTGGCACGCCAGTAATGATGGAGCCATTCCACAGCTTGAGCTGGTGCAGGGATTTGTTGTAGTCGACCACGAGCTCTTTAGGGATTACAGCCAATAGGCCGGACTCACCTTCAAAGCAGGTATTGCGTAAGTCCGAGCTAGTCGGAGCGGATACGAGCCAGCGAGTATTGGGCTCACTAGCGGCCCAGTAGCCAAGTGTCTCAGCACTGGTGCGTGTCTTACCTGAGCCTCGCCCACCGAGCATAAGCCATATGTTCCAGTCGCCAGCAGGTTCCAGTTGGAACTTGTGGGCCTTACTGTTCCATTTAGCACGCCACTCGAAGGTGATCTGCTCTCTAGGGTCTAGGCTTCTAAACCTATCCCTGATGTCGGGGCTCTTTAATAGCTCGACTATCGAGCTCATTGACCTTCTTGCCTAGACATAGAGTAATGCTTCAAGAGCTCGTCGAATATATCGAACTGGCCCTCAACTCTCACTGGGGCATTAGGATCCCCGGCTATTTCAGTCCTTGCTAGTTTAGGCACATGGTATTCCACCACGCTTTGGAACATGTCGAATGCTTTGGCTGGGTTAGGTGGGACAACGTATTTGCCCTCTTCATCCTTCACACCATCAGCAACCCTTTCGAGCCACTCAGTGAGCCTAGGAGCGTTCGAGTCTACGAATAGGGCTATGGCCTGTCGTGCCTCTCCTGTGCTCTTGTTGGGGCTTCCTGCTGGTCTGCCAGCACCTTTCTTAGCTGTAGTCATATCTCACCCCAATATTTTTGAATTGTTTATTCAGGATGTTAGTGACTACTATCGTTTGTAATTGCATATACATCTTCTATCCTTTCACACATATTTTCAGTGCATTGATGATAGGAAGTGTAATCGATTATTACAGGCTTTGTGAAGTGATATCCACAGCAGGCATGTCTACCCACTCTCCGTATTCATAGACCATCTCATAGTTCTGTAACCATATCTGCCACCATTTAGATACCTTCTTAGTATCGGCGTAGACGTATCTCCATTGAGTGAGATATTCAGTTACTCCGGCGAATTGTCTTTTAGCAAGCCGGAATTCTTTCTGTCTAATCATATTGATGATCCAGCATCTCATGTATAGAGGATAGGCAGTATGGACAAAATGATACTGGGATGGATCCGAAGTATCCACTAGTGCCTCCCTCTCCCTCTGTGAACTCACAGGCACATGTTGAGCATGTGTATCTCTTCTCTGCTTCTTTCCGGTCTTCGGTTGTGAAGGTAGTCATTTATGTAGATTCTCGGCGATTTTGGTTAGATTTCCAATGTGGTTTTGAGTTAGCTCTGTTAAACGTGCATTGACTGCTTCAAGCATTTTGATTTTGGCATCTTGATAACGTATAAGGTTAGCGGCTTCAGTGATGTGCGTGCCAATGTAAAGCTCTTCCAAACGATCTGCTAGTTCATGTCTGTTCATATCTCCTGTGCCTTTCTTAGTATTAGATAAGCAAAATAATGTTGTTGTGTAGTAAAACCTTGTTGCATAGCAATACCATCTTCCTGTGATTCTGCCCACAATTCGTTTACTACAGCATCTGTTAGTGTCTTTGCTGGTGGTTTTTGCCATAACACTTCCACAATCCTATGCTCATCATCTGTATAAGTAACAGCTAGTAGTTCACCTGTTTCTTTACTTTTTTGAAGTGATAGGTGTAGTTCTTTTGCTGGATGGGTGTAGAGTGGTACAGATTTAGCATCACCACCTTTAAGACGGCACAGTTCATCTGCTTCTTCTTTATAAAGAAATACATCATGCGGGTTTCCTTCCCATACTGCCCACGCTACTGGTTCATTAATCATTTGTTTTCCCTTGTTGGGTGAAAGTAAACAGGCACTACTACGCCCTTATTGTCTGTGGCCTCAATAAACCGTTTTACCTTCTTACGGTTGATCAGAAAGCATATGAATTCGCCATCCTGATATCCCATCCATCCTGCTGGTTCCGGGAGCTGGACGCTGGCACCTGTGTCTACTATGTGTGGGATATTGTTCATTTTTGTTTTGACTGCCAAATAATTAATTGACCTGTTTCGGCACGCTCATCAATAAACTTAAGCAACGCTTTGATTTCAGATTGTGATTCCATCCAATATTCGCACATAACTTCTGCGGCTCTGTCAGCATAGGTTCGTTTGAATATCTCATCAAGGCATGACTTTTTTAAAGACTCATTCTCAGTTTGTAGCTGGCGAAGCATGGCGGCGGCATTACCTATAGGCGATGCCCTCCATTCTTCAAGAGAGCAATCATAAGAAATGCTATCCAACTCATCAGCTAGTTCATTTGCGTTCATTCTGAACCTTTCTGACTTGCGGAAAATGCTTGGCAAGAAGCTCATCTTCCGACTGATTATTGATAGGGTAATTCTTTTTAAGATCTGAGCACATTGAACAGGTTTCAGCAGGTTCATCCAAAAAGAAATTACACCAAATATGGTGTTCACCTAAAAATGCTTTACGAGCATCTACCCATGCATTCCAATCGTCGTTTATTGCCTTGGCTACTTCTTTTGCTGGAATTATCTTAGCCATTCTCTTATGCCTTATTGGGTGGGGAAGGACAGTCTTTTTGTATACATGTCGCTTCATATAGCCTGTGCCGAATAGTGTCAGCCCTTCCCCATAGTCTTTAGTTGTTCTCTCTATCTGCAATGTCCATCTGCAAGATACGCTTCTCTGCCCATGCCCGGTATGACTTGAGATCTTTATTTTCTGCCTTAAGCTCGTCAATCTGCCCTTTTTGGTTCTTCATGATGCTTGAGGCCCTCTCGATCCAGTCAGATACTTCCTGCGGCATGTCAAACTTTTTTTCCACTGCCTTAGCTGGTTTCTTAACAGCAGGCTTTGCCGTCAGGATTGCCGCTTTCTTTACTGGTGCTTTAGTTGCCATGATGATCCTTAAGTTGGTTTCTACATTCTCTAATAACTGACTGGGGCACGTCTACTGCTGTTGGGTAAGATGCCATCCGGCAGTCATAGGTTACTTGCTCGACCATAAACACATCAGGAGCAAAAGCCAAGGCAAACACAGAGATAATAAACAATGCACCAATGATGATCCGATCGAGGATCGACTCCTCCTGTACCTTGTAGACATTCATGCCTCCTCCACTGTGATTTTGTATTTCTTGCCATAACGGTCTTCTACGTTGATGGTCTTCTTGGTTGACTGGAACTGGCCTTGTGGGCCAAGGTCGTATTGGGGGCGGCTTACGCTACCAAGCAGACGCATGTACTTGTCGTCTTCTGCCTTCATCTCTTTGCTAATCAATTCAGCGATGTAATCACAATAAGCCATGAGGCTTGTGGCCTGCTCAAAAGCTTTGTTTGTGATCTCTGCCATTGTTTTAAATTCGTCCATCATTTTGTTCTCCAGTGAATAGATTCTAACATTGAGTTAGAGGCATCACGCCTCTTCTGTTTCTTTTGTTTCGATTAGGGTTACTTTGGCACGCTGAATAATGGTTTGCTTCTCACCCTTGTACTCTGCGTGGGCCTTGATGGTAGCTTTGAGCTCGATATCAGCCTTTTCCAATACTGGGAAGAACTGATTGAAGTCATCGCCCTTAACGCTCAGGCCAAGAACTGCCTTGGTCTTGTAAACGATACGGTTGCCAGCCTCATCACGCATCAGGTAGATGTACATGGTAGAGCTGTCATAGTAGGAGAACTTCTGTACTTCTACTTCAACTACTTTGTCCACATGCAACTTGAGCTGTACACGCTCGTTCTCTACACCTAAGTGAGCACTACGGGCCTTTTGCTCTTCAATGGCTTTAGTCATTGCGGCACGACGCTCGTCAGCCTTAGCAATCATGTTGAGTACAGCGGCAGATTGCTTTTCAGTCAGTTTGCCGTAGGTGTCAAAAGCTTTAGCCAAGCTACCTACGAAGTTGTCTGAATACACAACTCCATGGATTTCAACGTCACGACCAGTGCTAATGAAGGCTTCGATCACTGCATGATCGGGAGTGTTTTTACGCCAAGTCTTTTGGGCGTTGCCAATGATGTTGGCCCGTACAGCCTGAGCGTAAGCTTCAGGGTGCTCGACGTGTGAATAATCTCTAAAAGTCATTTGGTTCTCCTAAATAAACCTGCATCGTTGCAGTGGTGACAGTATAACTCAAAGTTAGATTCTTGTGTCAACAATTATTTATCTAGGTGTTTTCCCTAGTGCTTTGTTGGATTTATGGGATTGCATGTAAAAGTCTCTGATTTGACCCCCATAACCTTATTTAGAAGTTTGCTGGTCTTATCTGTGGCATGGGCGAAGTTGTACTTTGCCTTGGTTTCTGCCAGTGTTACAGCCATAAAGTCGTCAAGATTACCTTCGTGCTTCTCCACAATGAGCACAGCAGTGGCTAAAAGGGTCGTAGAGACGTTCGTAATGACACTTAAGGCCACACTGATGCCTTCATTGGCGATAAGCTTAGTCAGGTGCTTATGGATGACAGGGTCAAGCTTCTCTAGGATCTCTTTGACCTTTGCCATCTCTTCAGGCTTCATCTTCCACCGCCATTCTGCGTTTTAGTAAATTAAAAGTCTCTTCGTATGCTGTTTTAACGATCTCATCCACGAATTCATTGAGACGTTGTCCGCTGAATACATAGCACCGGGCAAAGATTGCCAAGTTCTCCATGTCCTCGTTCTTGAACTCCAAGGGAATACTCATCCCAAGGCGTTCTACCTTTTCTTGTACATCAATCTGCTCTCTGATTCGTGCTACTGGATCAATCCGTCTTGAGAACCCCATTTTGAGCCTCCTTTTTATTGTCTAAACGAGTACGGATGGCTTTGGCAACATCACGGATAGCGGTACAAATTTCACCTTCATCTTCATCATTCGCCATGGCTTCTGCTACCTTTGCACACTCTTCACGCTCCAGCTCCACAGCCTTCTTAGCGGCTTGCATAGCGATCATCATGATCTTGCCCTGCTCAACGTCCATTGCCTCATCGAACTCTTGCTGGGTGAACAATGTGATAGCTCCACCGCCCCCAAGTAGTTGACGTTGCAATTGGCTCATTTCCTTCTTTTCAGTCATTCGGTTTCCTCTCAGGTGTTTCGTAGGTATGGATGCCATACCAATGGTTTCTCAGTGTTTCAGGG